TTTGGCTGCTGTACAGCGCAAGGCCGTTAACAATACTTGTTTAAACCTCAGTCCTGATCAGTACGCGAAAAATGCCCTAGGTGTAGCTCAGTATGTAAGAGCTTGGTATGGGAATCAGACAGCTCAGTCTAGACCACAACCCCATACTTTAAACCTCGTTGGGGGAGCGGCACTATGTTGCTTGGGTACGGCTATGTGTGTCGTGACGTTCCCCCGTCTTCTCCTATTCAACTACACAAGCATGAAGTTGAGCGGAGGGATCCTAGGTGGCGGGCTAGCAGCCTACACATTGTGCAGGCTGCTATTGGCCCGGTGCTAAAGGGCATTGCACCACCCATTCCGGATGGCCGCGATCCGGAAACAGTGTTAGACGGGTGCAAGCGGCGCTTCCTGGTCAAGCCGCCTGCTTCAACCAGATCCACTAGGCGAAGGTTTCGCCAGTTTGTGCGCAAGTGGTTGCGCGACAATTTGGATCCTCTCACACGTGACGAAGTTTTGAGTTTCGACGAGTGGTTGGAGCGAAGCAACTATCCCAATTGGAGGAAGTTGGAGATCAGGAAGGCTTGGGAGGACAGTTGTTCAGACTACAGTGGTCAGAACACAAATGTCCTTAGGCGGCATGGGCGATTGAAATCCTTTTGTAAAGTGGAATGTTACACTAAGTACAAGCCCGCTAGGGCAATCAACTCGCGGAGTGACTCCTTTAAAGCGTTCTCCGGCCGGTTTTTCAAGAGTATAGAAGAGAAGGTATTTGCATTACCCTACTTCATAAAACATATTCCGGTTAAAGACAGGTCGAAGTACTTGGACTCGGTCTTTTCTGGTTGGCAGGGCCCCTACTACCAGACTGACTACTCCCACTTTGAGTCCCACTTCACACCCGAGTACATGAAGATGTGTGAGTTCGAACTTTACAAGTACATGATGGGTGGCTTTCCATGTGAGATGGAAGCCATCATGAACACGATGGCTGGCATGAATGTGTGTCAGTTTAGAGAGTTCACCGTAAAAGTCAAGGGTGTGCGCATGTCCGGTGAAATGTGCACATCGCTTGGCAATGGCTTCGCGAACCTCATGAACACCCTATTTTTGGTTAAAGAAAAAGGAGGAACTTGTGTGGGTGTTGTTGAGGGAGATGACGGCCTTTTTGCCGCGAATGTCAAACTGGACCACGAAGACTACAAGAGACTTGGGTTTGACATTAAAATAGAGGAGGTATCGCATTATCGGCTGGCAAGCTTTTGCGGTATCGTCAGCTCTGTGCGCGGTAACCCGTTAGCAGATCCGCGGAGGGTCTTATTGACATTTGGGTGGACGCATTCACCTATGATGTCATCAAAGAACTCTCGTGGACTGTTGAGAGCGAAGGCACTTTCGCTTTTGTATGAACATCCCAATTGTCCCATCCTGACGCAGTTGGCCATGCGTTACATAGCGTTGACCGAGGGAAGCAAGCCTATCTTTAGCAGTAACTGGTATGAGCGTCTGCTGAACGAAGAGGTGATAAAGTTCTCGGCTGATACGCTGGCCAGTATGAGGGAGGGGATTGATTGGGAAGTGCGCATGCAATTTGCTGATTGTTACGGCATCGATGTACAGCACCAGCTCCAGATAGAAAAGGAGATCTCGAGTTGGAGTTTTGGGGAAATCAGCTCCAGTAGTGTGCTGTCCCTTTTCGACGGTCCTTAATTAATGACTGTCGTGCGTACTATCATCATTACGTTGGAAACGAGTGGTGGGGCAAGTACGCAGTGCCTACTACCTCCTAGGCTGCACTTGAGTGTGCGGCCAAGAGCGAAGGCATTGTGCCGCACACGTGCCGTGGTGGTTTACGTCAATAACCAGCGGAAAACCG